CTTAATACTGAGCTAGATCGTTTTACTGCTATTGCTGCTGACCTTAAAGATTCTGTTGATCGTTCATTGCAGCTAACTGATTATGATGCTGCTGCTACATTGGTTCTTCCTGCTGTTAATGATCGTAAGGGCAAGGCTCTTATATTTAATAGCTCGTCTGGTAATGTTGAGGCTGCGTTTCAAGTTGTTTCTGCTGCTGTAAATGTATCTACATTAGATGTAGGTGCGTCTGCTACTGCATCTGTCGCGGTATCAGATGGTACAGCTACATTTGCTTTAGGTCTTCCTACTGGTGCTACTGGTGCTACGGGTGCAACAGGTGCGGCTGGTGGTGGAATGACTAATGTGGTTGAAGATACTAGCCCTCAACTTGGCGGTAATTTAGACACAAACTCTCAAAATATTTTAATTGATGACGCGCACTTTATTGGTGATGAAAGTGGTAATGAACAAATCGTATTTCAAACAACTGGTAGTGCGGTTAATCATTTAGAAATAACCAACAATGCTTCTGGAAGCAATCCTATTCTTAGCGCGGCTGGTGACGATACAAACATTGGCATTGCTCTTACACCAAAGGGTACTGGTGAAATTGTTATTGCAGCAGGTAATTTAAACTATGGTGGCACAGCAGTTTCTAGTACGGGCGCTGAACTTAATTATTTAGACGCACTTAGTCGGGGCAGTTTGATTTACGGCAATGCAAGTGCGGCAACGGCGGTGCTGACCAAAGGTGGCGCGGGTACTGTTTTAAGTTCAGATGGTACAGACATATCTTGGTCAGCTATTCTTACAAATGCTGCTTTAACAGGTACTCCTGTAGAGGATATCTACGCATTGTCAGGTACAAGTGTCGCATTGGAGCCGGATAACGGGTCAATTCAGACGCACACGTTGTCTGGAAGTACTACATACTCTGACGCTTTTTCAGCGGGTCAGGGGATCACCTTGATGATTGATGACGGATCAGCACAAACTGTTAGCTGGCCCACGATGACTTGGGTCAATAACGGAGGTGCTGCACCGACACTTGCAACTAGCGGCTATACTGTAATTTCAATCTGGAAGGTTTCTTCTACGCTTTACGGCGCACTGGTTGGAGATGGTAGCTAATGTTTACCACTACTCATAAAATTCAAGGTGCTGGTGGGGCTGGGGGAGAAGACTTATACTGGCTTACAACCATTGCACACTCAAGTTTTGGTTTTAGAAACTTTGGGATAAGGGACAACAGCAGCGGTAGCGTTTTTGGAACTGGGTCTTTTAATGGGGATAATAAATCTTATTTGTTAAAATTTGAAGCGGATGGTTCCATCTCGTGGAATAAAACCTTTGAAGGGAGTGGCCCGACTTACTTTCGGGGTATCGCATCTGATTATTCAGGGGGTATTTGGACCGCTGGCTTAGAAAGTGGTTCCGGCACTAGTATGGCTACGTTAAATAAATACTCTTCTTCTGGCTCCTTGCAATTGCAAAAAACGTATGGACCTACAAGCAGTCAGTATGTTTATTTTAACAATATAACAATTGACTCGTCAAATAACATCTATGCTAGTGGGCCTATGACAACAGGATCAGTTCAATTCAACTACGGGGCAGGCATTGTAAAGCTAAACTCTTCTGGTGTTTTACAGTGGCAGAAAACAGTTGTCGCCTCTGGCTCTAATACATGTAAGAGTCCTGTTGATGGTTCTGGTAATAGTTTTTTAATATATAGCACCTCAACCAGTAACAGCACTCTAACTGCGATTAAACTAAATTCTTCTGGCTCTGTCGTTTGGCAAAAGGGAATTTCTGGTCTAGGATACGTATATGGTCGGAATTCTTTTGTTGATTCCTCTGGCAACCTTTACATCTCGTTTGCGACCTCTGCTTATAGTTCAGGAAGCGATGTTGGCCCAGCTATTGTAAAGTTAAATTCGTCTGGCGTAGTTCAATGGTGTAGAAGTCTTAACTTTTTATTAAAAAACTATACTGATAATGTGGCTGTTAACGATGCTGGTGACGTTTATGTTTCTTATGTTACCAAAGCAGTTAGTGGCGATCAAGATATTAAAATTATAAAGTATAACTCATCTGGTTCTCTGCAATGGCAGAGGTCTCTAGGATCGTCTGCCGCTGAAAATATGCAGTTCAACTCTCTTGCGCTAGATAAAAATGACAATGTTTTAGTTTCGTTTGATACGGACGTTACAGGCAGCGGGGTCAATAGTACTGCTGCTTATGTTAAACTTCCGCCCGATGGCTCTGGAACAGGAACCTATGGCAGTTTTGTGTATGCAGCATCTTCGTACACGTCTACGACAAGGTCTGTTTCGTCTAGCAATGTTAGTAACACAGTTTCAAATCTGTCTTACTCTGTATCAAACGCATCGGGGACAGACTCTTCAACCTCTTACACTGAAAACACATACGAAATCACGCCGTAAGGAGAAACAAATATGGCTTACGTTAAAGTTGCAAACGGAACTTCGGAGAACTACTCTTTAAGAAAGTTGCGGAGCGATAATCCAAACATTAGTTTTCCAAAGGACGTCCCTACTTCTGTACTAGAAGAATTTAACGTCTATGAGTTGACTTTTGAAGCGCAACCAAATTTTGACCCAGACACACAGGTCGCATACGAGAATGAAACCCCTGTCCTTGAGGAAGGTAAATGGCTCCGCAAGTGGACAGTTGTAGATAAAACATCAGAGGAGTTATCTTCGGAAGTTGATTTGAAGGTTTCAGGCATTAGGAGCGAAAGAAATTTATTGCTTTCTAATTGTGATTGGACACAGGTTGATGACTCTCCTGTAAATAAGTCTGCTTGGGCAACATACAGACAAGCACTGCGCGATGTACCTACACAAGCTGGGTTCCCCAACACAATAACATGGCCCACTAAACCGTCTTAAGGAGTAACTAATGGGATACAAACTAGGACTACAATGCCAGATATAAATGAGCGCGTTTCTGCGTTAGAAAAGGATGTAGTTGCTTTGCAGACTGAGGTTAGAATCCAATTCAAGGAAGTCTTTACTCGGATTAAGCGACTTGAAACTGTGCTTATAGCTACATCTGGTGCAACAATTATTATGCTTCTTACTATTCTTAGTAGGATGGGGTAAGCATGTGGTACATGTTTTTGTTCTTGTCCTTTATCTCGGCATGGGAGCAGATCGTGTCCCTATAAAGTCTGAACTTTATTTTAGGCGAGTAGATATTTGCAACTGGTACGCCCAAGAATTAGTTCGTCGCTTTGGCTACCCACAATCCAATGACTATGGCACTGCTTATTGTATTCCTCAGAAGGTAAATCCAAATGAGGTAACAGTTTATGATTGATCCTGTTACTGCTTTCGCTGCTGCTAATGTGGCATTTAAAAGCATTAAGACTCTTGTTGGTGCTGGTCGTGAGCTAGAGGACGTAAGCAAACAGCTTGGTTCTTGGTACTCTGCTGTTGCTGACATATCCAAAGCTGAGTCTCAGCGTAAGAAACCTACTCTCTTAGAGAAACATTCTCATAGCGGTGACATTGAACAAGAAGCAATGGACATTGTTATTCGCAAGAAGACTTTAATGGAGCGCGAGAAAGAGATTAAGTTTATGCTTAATATGCGATTCGGCCCATCAACATATGACGATATGTTGCAAATGCGTAGACAAATCCGTAAGGAAAGAGAAGAAACTGTGTATGCCGCGATGGAAGCTAAGAGACAGATAGCTAATAACTCTGCTATAGCTGCTTTGTCTTTAGGTATAATTGGTTTGCTTGGTGGTGGAATTTATTTATTAATGTCTGTCATGTAAAGGAGTTATCAATGACAATAGTTTTTTCTAAGATACTAGAGTACAAACTTCTGCCTCGTTTTATGATGTTTGTAATGACTGTAGTTTATGTGCGCTGCATTGAGTGGGCCTTATCTATGCCTGACATATCAACACAACAGGCTTCATTAATTTCTGTGGTTACTGGTGCTATGACGGGGGCGTTTGCTGTCTGGCTATCGCATGAGAAATGATAGGTGGTATTGTTACTGCGATCAGTGGCCTTGCTAGTAGTTACATAGACGGCAAGACAGCAGTACAAAAAGCTAACGCTGAGATAGCATTGAAGAAGGCTACCTCTGAAACTGATTGGGAACAGTCAGCTATAGAGGCCAGTAAGGATTCGTGGAAGGACGAGCTTTGGACAGTAGTGTTTGTAGCTATTCTTCTGATGAACTTCATTCCTTCTATGCAAGACGTAATGGCACAGGGCTTTGCTAATCTTGAGACTACACCGTTGTGGGTACAGTGGGGTATGTATGCAAGTATAGCTGCTAGCTTTGGCATTAGAACAATGAGAGGATTTAAAAAGTAATGGGTTATGTATTAGGCAAGCGCAGCTTGCAGAAACTAGGCACTGTAGATGACAGGCTTCAACGCATTGTTTACTATGCTATTACTGTAACTAAGCAAGACTTCTCTGTAATCTGCGGGATCCGCACCAAGTCTGAACAGCGCAAGTTGGTTGCGTCTGGTGCATCGCAGACCATGAAGAGTAAACACTTGGATGGTTTGGCTGTTGATCTTATGGCTTACAATGGCGGCGGTAGATGGGAGCTTAATCTATACGACGAGATAGCTGACGCTATGGCAGAGGGTGCCAGCTTTGAGAAGGTGCCGTTAAGATGGGGAGCAGCTTGGCATATCAATGACATTGGTGGTTGTGATCTTACTGCTGAGGGTGCGATGAATGCTTATATAGATTTACGCAGATCGCAGGGTCGTAGACCATTTATAGATGCACCGCATTTTGAATTGATGGTATAAAAAAGGGCGGTGACGCAATGGAGAAACATCACCGCCCAAGGGAGGAAGATCATAAGACTAGGGAGAAGCTACAATCTTATGCGGGTGACTCTTTATACCGCATGATCCTGTAGTATTCAATCCTATAAATCTTTCCACCAATCATCTGCTATCTTTGGTTCTTCGTAGTCAGCTTCTTCTAGCTTGTAAGCATAGAGTCCGTTGCCTTCGTATCGTCTTGACACAGTACGAAAGCCAAACTTCTTTTTGCGTAAGTCTCGCAATGCAGCGCTTGCACTTGCCTCTGGTGCGCCCGTTGCATTGCTCAACTCAGATAGCGTAACCCAATCATTTTCCTCCATGTATTGTTTTACTTTTTGTAACTGTGGCATGAGCCTGTTAAAGTCACGCTCATGCACATAGTCATCCCCATCAAAGTGTGGTTCATCAGGATCAAATTCGTGCCTTATAGCAGGTTGTGATTCTATTCTTTCCCAATCTGTATTAGTCATTTCTCCTATCCTTTTAAACAAAAGTCTTTCAATTTTATCACCAGACATTAGAACGGCGGTATCTCGTCATCAAAGTCTATCTCAGGCACCTTAGCCTTATCAAGACTCTGAGTCTGCTGTTGCTGGCTCTCTGAGAGGGCGAGAGACATATAGTTGCCACCATCC